GCGTTACTAAACCGCCAACACCAGACCCATTGGCTGCACTTCTCGTGCGCCGTACTCGCACGATGTTCGGTGGCAAGGCGTGAACCAGAATAACCGCACACAGGTAGCGTCATCTGTAGACACTACGGACGAAGTTATGCCTACGGGCGAAACTTTGTCCGAGAACCAACACCAACCCTCTACAAAATACCCACCTAGGGGGCAAAAAGTAGCGTTCCAACACGACCCCCTTTGCACCGTTGGTAAAATGCTTGAAATGGGCGTGCCGTGTCCCGAGTGCAAGGCACGATCAAAGTCAACCTACATTGACGTAGAATTGCCTGATTGGTGCTACGACTGTGAAGCCTACCTGTCGGACTGCACCGCCACGCATAATTGAAGCAGGGGGAACCAGAATGTCCAACACCACAATTGCCGAACAACTACGCCACAAGGAAGCCGAACTCGCCTACCTCAAGAAGCAAAAGGCTATGGTCAAGTTTGAAGTCAAGGCACTTCGGCGTTTACTGAAATCCGAGCAGGAACAGGCATAGCCAATGGCAATAACCAAGTTGACGAACTATGACCCTCGTTTTGGATTGAGCGTGGGCAAGTTTGACGGCAAGTGGGGCGTCTACTTCGATCTGGGCAACACCACCCAAGTTTTGGAACGCAAGCCCCGCCAGCCTTGTCCGCACGAACTAGGGGCAAGATACGGCGATGGAACCCACGTCTGCCTAGATTGTGGCGCTAATATCGCCCAAGATTACATTTGGCCTGACAAGGCAACGAGCACGGAATAGGCAACACCACCTATGGCTACCTTCATTAAGTCCGATCACGAACGATGCACCTGCGGTCACGAACTAGACCAACACGATAAAGACGGCTGGGGAGCCTGCGTAGTGGAAAAGTGTCGTTGCACGGCGATGGAACCGGAAATCCTTGGTCACCCCGATGCCCCTATGGGTCGCTTCTAGTGGACATTGAAGTTGAGTTCACGGATGAGGAATACGCCATGATCGAGGCGGCTGCCGCAGTGAAATCCGAAACCGTGCAAGAGTTTTGTGAGCGGGCGATCCACGAACTCGTTGCCAGACTGCGTATCGCCACCGCCAACTTGAAGTGACCGAGCCAGCGGAAACGCCGTGTAACTGTATTTACATTTACCTATACGACGACCGTTGGATTTGCCACAACTGCGAGGCCAAAGAAGCCCAACAAACGCCCGAAAATACTTGACTTTGGGCAACACCACGAACTAAGTTTGGCCTATGGCCTACTTCATGCCGAACCATTACGGCAATCCCCGTGTCAAGCGCTGGCGTGCCAAAGCGAAACGTGAAGGCATCACTTACCATCTCGGCTACTTCCTAACTAGGGATGAAGCCGAAACCGCCGAGCGTGAGTTCGATCTAGCCCTTCCGTCGCGCTACGTCAACACCAGAAGGAGAACCCATGCCAACCAACCGCACAAGCCAAAACCCGAAATACAAGAACAGGCCGTGGCACGCTAGGGTGAAGATCCGTGGCACGAGTTATTCCCTTGGCTACTACGCCACAAAAGAGGAAGCACTCGTGGTGGAAAACGAGTTCCACGCCGCAAATGGAACAATACGCCCAACGTTCAAGAAAGACCGTGTAGCGGCAAATGAGTGACCTATCCAACCTACAAAACAAGGGGCTAGTCACCACCTTGTATCCGTGGGAAGAGGATTTGGCGTTCTGGGTAGGGGAAGGGCGCACCGGCGAGAACAAAGGTCGGGGCGATAGGAAGTCCTACGACACGACACGACTCATGGCGGACAACCTCCTAGCCAACGTTCACGCAGCCGTGACTGAAATCGGCGTATCAAGACTTCTCGGCGCATATTGCTACGCAGCGGTATGGGATATCCAACACCACAATAACTACGCAGCCGACCTACCTGACGCCCTATGGGGAAAGACCGAAACGGAAATCAAGTGGCGTCGTAGTGCCACCTCAATGCCCGTAGATCGAAAAGACGCCGAACGTGGTCGCTTTGTCCTATGGGCGGAGTCCAAACTAGCCAGCCGCTACAACTGCGTATGCCAAGCGTGCCATGAACCCATCACCACAAGTTCCAAAGTTCGATTACTAGGTGGGGGCAACGCTACCGACCTATGGGAAATGGGAACGCCCTACAACGGCGACGAGAACCGCCGCAAAGTGGAAGCACGCCACCTAACGTCAGTGATAGAACTTCTCTAATGCCAACAAACTACGCACACGCCAAAGGCTATCCAAATCGCCCGTGGGCAGCAAGAGTATGTCGTTATGGCGTTAGGTATCACCTAGGGTACTTCGCTACCTATAACGAAGCCCTAGAGGCAGAGCGTGAATTCGTCAAAGCAAACCCAATAGCCACCAAGGCGAAAGGCTGGTTCGTCAATGGCAACCGACCGACGACGGCAATACCCGACCAAGCACGCCAAGAGGCCGTGGCACGCAAGAGCCAAACGAAACGGTCAGGAGTTCCACCTAGGCTACTTTTCATCGAAAGAAGAAGCCCTACGGGTTGAGCGTGAGTTCGCCGCATCGTATCCCCCTATCCGAAGCAAAGCCTTTACAGGGAGCCAACACCAGTGAAATCCAAGAACAAAGCCCGCATCAAAGCCCTACGCAATGAAGTCAAGTCCCTACTAACACAACAAAAGGCACTACTACACCTAGTAGACTTGTTGCAACTCGAACTAGGCGATCTAAAGGAAGCAACCAACCAAACCACAAGCGAGTTCCAAGTCCAACGGTTCAACACCAGAACCCGTATGGACAACCTTTTCCGGTCGTTAGAAGTGACCGACGAGGTGCTTGAGGAAGTCGTGGAATACCTACGGGCGCTACCGAAGTTCCAAGGCGGTCCAACCGAACCGTTCAGGGGGAATACTAGCCATGCCAAACCCAACACCACCGAGTAGCGAAAACGAGCCTCCAGAGGCCGCTAATTTGACTTCTGAGGCTACGGAATACCCGTTGCCACCCGTGAAGCCTAAGACACGGATTGAGGCACAAGCGGAACATAGGGAGTCATCACCACGTCGGATAGGGAAGCGACCAATCCTGAACGACGAAATGATCGACACGTTGGTAGACCTGCTTAAGCGTGGGAACTACCTTGGCGTATCGGCGAAGTATGTCGGCATCCAGCCCGGAACCCTTAGTATTTACCTACGAAAAGGGCAAGAACTCATTGACGAGGACAGGGATGACTACGACGATGTGGAACTTTTGTACGTTAGGCTTGCGCGAGAAGTAGAAAAGGCGAGGGCGTGGTCACAGGTCAAAATGGTTGAGGTCATTAGACAGGCGGCGCAAAGTCAGTGGCAAGCCGCAGCGTGGTATTTGGAACGGACAGACAACCAAAACTGGGGCAGAACCGTGCGTGCAGAGGTCACTGGCGAGGGTGGCGGTGCGATCCAAATCGACACGGAAAGCGTGTTGCGCAAGTTGGAAGCGGTCACGCAACGTGTTGTTGAGGCCGAAGTTGAGGCAGATGACGCACAAGATGCCGAGATTGTCAGTGAAATCCCTGCTCAGGGCGAAGAAAGCGCCTGAGTCTGCGCCAAGAGTCGCAGAGAGTCAACACCAAGAGTCGGATTTTCCTACTTTCCTACGCAAAGACTCGTGCTCTGAGTGCAAAACCCGTGCAGAAGCCAAGACTTTTGGAAGATTGTTCGACTCTCGACACTCTCATGGGACTGTCCATGCCTGTCAAGAGACTGTCTCGATGGGCGCAGTGAAATCCCTGCTCGGGCGCAAGAAACGACAGAGAGTCAAGCCTCAGAGTCTGACTCTTAGGCCGACTTTTGGAAGGATTCTTCGATTTCTTCGACTTCTGGGCGACTCTCTGACCCCTCTGTTGTCCCTCTCTGAGCCTCTGAGCGACTCTCATCTGGGGCATCTTTGCCGTTAGCGAAATCGTTGGAGTTATTGGGAAAAGTGCCAGTTGCCCACCGACCGGAGACAACGCCTCGAGGGGGCATTTGCCCGATCATGGAAAAGTCTTGAAAATGACTTGACTTCCAACACCAGATTCGATAAAATGGGAGTATGACAACTACACTGACTATCCAAATCCCGAAGGAAATCGAAGTCGAAGGACTTCTTGACGCAGTATTGTGCAACATTGACGGGGGAACCTGCGATTGGTGGCGGAGCATCTCCTACGACTGGGAGGCCGAGGACAGGGCTACCCAGCCGATCGAAGTCAAGTATCTTGACCCCACGACTCAGGAATGGGCGACAAAGACCCTCGTGGCGCAGGACATTATCGACGCCTTCACAGGCTGCTACGGCAAGCGTGTGTGGGGACAGACCGTGGACTACGACGAGGGTTACATTGGCGACTGCCTTGTGAGCGACTACATCTTGCAGACGGCAGTGTTCGGCAAGGAAATCTACGCCTAGTTTGCAACACCAGCCTGCACACGGTAGGCTGGGGTTGTAACCTCCAACCTCCAAGCAATCCCTATGGCCTTCCCTCACTAGCAAGGGTATGGCTGGAGCGCTCGGTAGCCCTCCCTTCGTGCACTCGGGGAGGGCTTTCGCCGTTGACGGGGAATGACGAAAGCCCCACCCCGAAGGGTGAGGCTCTATCACGCAAGGCTACTTATCGGACTTCCCGTTTCCTAGGGCTAACCGCTCTCGCTCCCCACTTCCCAAGCAGCGCGGCTACAACTCCTACGAGTGCCACCCTTGGGCTTGCCCTTGCACTTTCGCACTTGGGCTTTGAGTATTTGTGACCCGATGAGTCTGGCGTGTCACCCTGCTAGCCCACACGCCTTTGGATAGAAGGTCAAGCGTATAAACCTGCCGGTCCGCTATCGCTCGTTATCCTCCGGCGCAGAACGCACATAGGGATTTCCCTTTCTAAGAGGTAGACCCCCCCAAACTGCTCAGCCTTAGAAGCCCGCAGCCCAAAGTGACACAACACACCCATCGGATTCCATTGTCAAGGAACTTCGTAGGACTAACTGCGCCTTACATAAACCATTGTATAGAACCGGTGTCACAAAGTCAAGTCTTTTCTTAGATTTATTTTCATAGGGGGGGTAGGCCACACTCCCATAGCCCCAGAGTCCAACACCAGATCAAGAAAAGGCCATATGCCTAGGGTCAAAGACACAAGACCCCCCCTACCCCTAGGCACACAGGCCTCCCCTCGAGGCGAGTAGGAAGGGGAGAGCCTGCAGCGTGCCAAGCCATATGCCCAGAAAGGTACGGGCGACCGTAGGGCTTGCTTAACCCCCGCTCCAAGCCAAACAAGGAAGCGGGGCGGCACACAGTATCCAACACCACCACATAGAAGTCAATGCCAAGCCCACGATCAATGCCGAATGCCATAGGGGGGTAGGGGCAACCGAAGTCCAAGGGCAAGGCCTCGAGGCCGAGGGCATAGTTAGGGCGACCGAACATCCTCCGCCCAATCCCCCAGAATCTTAACCGACTTTTAAGAATCTCTCCGGGGAGTACCCCTCAGACGACTTCCCAAAATGTTTCATCAACTAAACCGGTATCTAGCGGGATACAGTGAAAGCCTGTCCATCCGTTCACACTCTCTAGGGGTGCGGACAACGGACACCCCATAAATATCCCGTTTTGACAAATGGCGATTTGGAAATTTTTTTTCGGGACACTTTTGGGGGATACTAACCCCCGTCTAGTAGTGAAATGTAGAAATTTGGGGCGATTGTTGTGTAGCATTGGGCTATGGCGCATTGGCAACTACACGAGTGGGGCAACTACGCCGTGTGTGTGGGTGCGGGCATGGTGATCGTTTTGCTCCTGTCGTTCTTCCGCAAGAACTCATGAACCCTGTTATCGCCCGACTTTTGGATTCGACGCCTGAGCAGCGTCGGGAAATCCTGTCAGCACTGAAACCTGACGAACTAGCCGTGGTCTTTGCCGAACTTGAAGAGATCGAAAAGACACCACCTAGGCGTTGGTATTGCCCTCGTTCCGTATGTGACGGGAACCCTCATGCCGGTTTCCATTGGTGCGACCACGAAATTGATTCAACTCGTCATACCCCCTACTGTAAACACGCCCGAACTGCCCAGCGCCCGCCAAAAGACGACCCCAGCAACCCGTGGCTGGTCTGGTTTTTCAGTGGAGGCCGTGGCGTGGGCAAAACCCGTGCCGGAGCCGAGTGGGTTTTGGACTTGGTTTGGAATCAAGGCTTCAAACGTATTGCCCTAGTGGGTCGAACACCTGCCGACGTTCGTGACGTTATGATTTATGGGGACTCGGGCATCATGTCTTGCTCTAATCCAAATCCCCGACCTCAACATGAACCGACGAAACGGCGCTTGGTTTGGCCGAACGGTGCTCAAGCGTTCACCTACTCCGCTGCAGCCCCGTCGCAACTTCGTGGTCCGCAGCACGACGCCGCATGGATGGACGAAACAGCAGCATGGACTGACGCCCCTAAGGGCGATACTTTGGATACGTCGTATAACAACCTCATGCTAGGTCTGCGCCTTGGACAACGCCCCCGTGCGCTCATCACCACAACTCCAAAGCGTGTGCGGCTTGTGCGGGAAGTCATGGCTCGAAAATCTACTGTAATCACGAACGGCACGACATACGAGAACCTAGACAACCTCGCTCCCTCGTTCCGTGAGTCCGTTCTGGCTGCCTATGAAGGCACTCGCATTGGGCGGCAGGAACTTATGGGCGAAATGATGGTTGACGTTGACGGAGCCATGTGGGGGCTTGGAATGATCGACGAGAACCGTGCTGATTGGATCAAGCGTGAGTCTGGTTTGGAAGTCCCAGCGTGATTGACATAACTCCCGACGACCTTTACAAGTTTGTAATCGGCGTTGACCCTGCGATCACCTCGGGCGAGGACGCCGACGAAACGGGCATTATCGTCGTGGCAAAAGGGCCGCACCAGCCCAGCACCTGTGCGATTGGAACCTGCACGGCTCACGGCTACGTCTTACAAGACGCCACCCCGCCGAAATCGAACAAGAACTCGGTTGACCGCTGGGTGAACAAGGTTGTCGAAATGTTTGACGAATGGAATGCTGAACTCGTGGTTGTTGAGGACAACGCCGGTAGGGACTTGCTAGAGATGGCACTGCGAACGAAGCGTGCCGATTTGCCCATCAAGCGACCGAACGCCCGAGAGAACAAGAAAGCCCGTGCTGAACCGATTGTGGCGCTCTACGAGCAAGGCCGTATTCATCACGTTGGCGACCCTATGCACTTCGCCGAACTCGAGGAGCAAATGACGACGTGGGTTCCAAAAGAGGGAGGCGGGCGCTCTTCCAAATCACCTGACCGAGTTGACGCTTTGGTATGGGCGCTGGCGGAACTCAACCTTCAAGGCCGTAGGCCAAGGCAAACACCACTAGACATTGCGCCAGTTGGCTTTGGGCAAGCGAATGGCTGGGCTATCTAGCCCGCTTGAACTATGCTCTCGGCTTCAGCGATCACGCCGTTGGCGATTTCCATGAAGTCATGGCGGGCAACGATGGTGATCTGCGTGTGTAGCGTTTCTAGGGCGTGGCAGTAAGCCAAGTCATACGCTCGATTGAACGTATGACCCGTGCCTGACTCGCCACAGTGGCATAGCCACTCGAAATCTTCGGTCACGCTTTGGCCTTCTCGGGCAAGCCCTTCAGCAGGCCGATGAGTTGGCTAGCGCCCGCCTTGGTCAGCAAGGCTTCCTCAACCTTGGCGAGGATTTCCTCCGTGACCTCGTGCTTGCGAAGAAGCACCTTCACGAAGTTCACCTGCTTCTCGGTGGCTGGGTCGCCCGTAGGGGCAACAGGGGCGCTCTGAGCGACAACCGGCGCACCGTCCTTCGGTGCTGATTCATCGCCCTTCAACTTCCTAATCGCCGTTTCGAGCCATCCGGTAAGTGGGCCGTAGTTTGGGTCGGCTGCAAACTTCACCAGCACGCCGTCGATTGCTTCCTGCCATGAGGTTCCGCTCGTGCCAACGGCAGTCGTGGTTCGAGTGGCAGCCAACTGCTTGAAGGTCTGCACCAGTTTGTTGTAGCGAGCCACTATTTCCCGATTGTGGCGCTGTTCTACTTGCCACTCACGGTCAAGTTCATAACGCTTTGCGCCTTGACGTGACCAATCGGAACCATCTCGGTATCCCATGTATGAGCCTCTTGCCATCTGTTGTCCTTTCCGTCAGTTGATTTACTTCGTTGCCCCCATTCTACGCTGGGGGTGTCACACGAGTCAAGTCATTCCCGAACAGCATGGCAGGGGCGGAGGGATTGGCTCCCCCCGCCCTTGCGATCAAACCAGCGTCGGGACAACTAACTCGGTTGCTGATTGCTCCTGCTCCTTGCGGATGCGGGTCGTGTAGGCGTAGGCCGTAGCCTCGGTCACTCCGTATTCCTTCGCCAACTCGCTAATGGTCTTTTTGCGTGCGAGCGCTTCGGAGGTGAACCGTGCCAACTTGCTACCGGTCAGTGCCGGTGGGCGACCGCCACGATTGACCGGTGCTGAAGCCGTTCTGCGCTTCCGGCTCTTCTTGCTCGTCTGCCAAGTGCCTCGAGCCTTTGCCGAATAGCGTTGCGCCGTGCTAACGGCAATGCCGTATTCAGCAGCCAAGTCCACTATCGGCTTCACGCCAGCAACCGCTTCGGCGTTGAACTGCTCGAGCCGGTCGCCGGTCAGCACAGGGTTCCACGGGCCGCTACCACGCTGCGCCCTAGGAGCCGGTGTCGGGAACGTTGGGGGCGTCACCAAAGGTGGCGTCACGTTCATTTGCTGCAGGGCGTGTGCCACGAGCATCGAAGCGCCCTTGGTATCGCCGTTCAGCACTGCGAGGATTGCCGTGCTCAGGCTCGCCGTGATCGTGCTGGCGTCAACCGTTGGCAAAGCGATTTGCGGAACTTCTGGCGAAGTGATAGGCTCCGGCTTCACCTCGGCCTTTGGCGCTTCGAGGCGTGGGTGGCTACCGTCGGCTTCGGTCTTGCGATACATAGGGTCGTTGCCCTTCACGATCACCTCTGGCCAGTTCGATACCCAGCCATACCCCATTGCCACCTTCATACGGATATGCCGTGTGTAGATAGTCACCTTGGGGAAGCCAGCCTGCAAAGCGCAGTAGGTGCTGTATCCCATGTTCAATCGCTTCGCAGCGTTGATGTGGCTCAACCCCAACTCACGCTGGCGCTGGCGCACTGCAGCGCCAATCACCAAGCGCTGCTGCGCCGTGAACTCCCGTTCTGTTCTGTGTAGTGGACTCATTTGCTTTCTCCTTCTCCGTGCCATGCGGCAATGAACTGCCATGCTTCCTGCAAAATGTCCGGTGGCCTCGTTCCGCTAACGGTGAGGTCAATGATTCCGAACTCGGCCAACTTGGCGAGGAACACCTCGTCAGGTAGGTCGTCGTCAATGACGATCTGGTATTGCACGAACACCCGATAGGCAATGCCACGCTTCGGGTATTTGTGGTCAATGGGGTTGAACGACCGCTCGCCAACTGTGGCGAGAACGTCATAGGCGGAAGGGGCGATGATTGTCTCGCCGTTCCAAATCACCTTCCATACGGCTTTAGTCGGGAAGTAGTTAGGGGCGTCGTTCATGCGATGTCCTTAAGGCTCTTGGTGATCGTGTCCAGTTCCGTGATTTCGCCGTTACGGATTTTCATGTAGGTCATGGGGCTAACGTCCTCGCACCAAGCCAAGTCGATTTTGGCATCGTGGCAACCGTTCACCAGCAAGGCCATTGTGCTTGCGAAGAAGAACGAACCGGCTTTGGTCGCACCGATCGCTAGGGGCGACCCTTCGATGCGGGCGAGGTGAAGGTCACGCTTGTCCTTTGCGTCGAACCACGCCAACGCAGCACGCCCCTGAAGGGACTGCAACACCTCGGCTGGCGAGTAAACCGTCCGGCTCAACAAGGCAAACGCCGCTTCCGAGTCCACCTGCGCCTTGCGTGCCTCTTGAAGGTGACGGAACACGTTGTCATCGTTGGACAGCACGCCGTTGTGAACGCCGACGATACGACCGCTCACGATGGG